TGTTGCAACATTCATGTCTCGTCGTCCTTCGACGCTCGAAGACCGCCTCAAGAAAGAGGAAGAGGAATTGAAGGCTCTGGAAGAGGGCCTGACACAGAAAGCTGAAGAGCCTAAAAAAGAAGAAGACGAAGACGGCCCTGAGCCTACGTCTGCTGAAGAAAAGACATTTAAGAAGCGCTACGGAGATTTGCGCCGTCACTCGCAGAAGATGCAAGTGGACATGCAAAAGCAAATTGATGAGCTAAAAGAACAGCTTACAAAGACGACTCAGAAAGAAATCAAGCTGCCAAAGACTGAGTCTGAGCTTGAAAGCTGGGCAACGTCTTATCCCGATGTCTACAAAATTGTAGAAACCATTGCGATCAAGAAGGCTAAAGAACAGCAGAAGTCAATTGAAGAACGTCTTAAGCGTGTCGATGAAATGGAACAACACGCTGCCAGAGAAAAGGCAGAAGCTGAACTAATGCGTCTGCATCCCGACTTCGATCAAATTCGTGACGATGACGCCTTCCATGATTGGGTAGAAGAACAGCCCAAGTGGGTGCAGCAGGCGCTGTACGAGAACGACACCGACGCTAAAGCTGCCGCTCGTGCCATCGACTTGTACAAAGCTGACAAAGGCATCAAGAAGGCAAAGGCTGCAGAGCCAAAGTCGGCGGCTATGGCTGTCAACACTAGGGCAGGGAAGTCTAAGATTGATGCCGATGGCTCTAGCGATTTGATTTATGAAAGCGTCGTCGCTAAGATGAAAGACAAAGACTTTGAAGCAAACTATGACGCTATCGTCGCTGCACAACGCGCTGGCAAATTCGTGTACGATGTCAGCGGCGGCGCACGATGACTATTGACAAAGATTGAGATTTGTGATTTAACAAGACTGTACAGCCAGCTTTATGCTTACCTGTACCGTCTTGTTTACTTGTGATGCTGTAAAGCAACGATAATACCTTAGGAAGGTAGCCAACAATTGTTAAGAGATCTAGAGTCTTAACTATTGTTTACCTATCGAAATAAGCCTATCTAAAGCCTAAAGCATTTTGCCATTAATTAAAGGAGTTTTATAATGGCGTTCAGTGCAGCTGCAGGTTATGGTAACCTGCCGAATGGTGTTTGGTCACCAGTTATCTATTCCAAGAAGGTCCAATTGGCCCTTCGCAAGTCTTCGGTGGCTCAAGCCATCACCAATTCTGACTAAACAAAAGTGGTCCTTTAAGTAGAAATACTTATAGAAAACTCTGTGAATTGCTGGAAGCCTAAGTCTAAGATAGGGTAATCAGCAGCCAAGCCCTGAAAAGGGAAGGTTCAACGACTAAGATCCAATAACTCAAGACGCGAGCTTAATGCCCGCAAGAAGAGGTAAAAATGAATGCAACACAACGTGGCGTCCTTATAGGGATGTTGTGGGGTGATGGATGTATCAAGCATAAAACACATGCATGCTTAGATGGATCTGTTTCTCACTATTATGAATTTGTAGCTGGTCATAGCTCTAAACAAGAACAGTATATAACGTATAAACGTGATATATTTCATTCTTTGATAGGCGGCAAAAAACCACTAATACACAGAAGAAAATTTTTTCTTAATGGTGTAGAACACGAAGAACTAAGATTTGGTAGGCAAGACAAGTATTTTTCTACTCTATATCATTGGGTATATCCTTTTGGTAAAAAAACGTATACAAGAAGAATACTTGACTATGTAAATGCTGCTGGATTATCGTTCTGGTATATGGATGATGGTGGTATCTCCAAAAGCAAAAGACCAGACGGCAGCATTAGTTCTTGTGAGATGCGGTTAGCAACTTACTGCCCTGAAGATCAGGCTGATATTATCATCAGCTATTTTAAGGAAGTTTGGAATTTAGTTGCTAAAAAAAGACATCATAAAAAAACAAATTCGTGGTACATTGTATTCAATACAACAGAAAGTAAAAAGTTAGAAGAAATAATTCGACCTTTTATGCATGATTCGATGTTGTATAAGTTACCAAGTAATTGGATCACACGAGTGCAGAGCACCTAAACAGATAGTGCTGTAGGTGATGATATAGTCTGAACTGTAGGGAAACTTACAGTGTAGCGTAATTAAAAAGGCTACAATAACATATTGACTTTGGTGAAATTAGCTCGATGGGCGATTCCGTAAAGATCGTTCGTGAGCCTGAGGTCAGTGTCCGTGCTTATGAGCGTGGCACTCAAGTGGCTGCTCAAGATCTTGAGGACAGCGACTTCACGCTGGTGGTCGACAAGGCCAACTATTTCGCGTTAAACTAATTTAGACGCATTTGGGAGTGATCCCATCTAAAGAACTGGGTGAATTGCTGGAAAACCTAAAGAGTAAAATCTAAGGCAATCAGCAGCCAAGCTTAAATCGCAAGATTTCTGAAGGTTCAACGACTAGGATATACCGCCCCACGTGGGAGATGAAATCCGTACACTCAAGTGAGTGGAAGTGCCCAGCCCCTAGTAATAGGGTGATGATATAGTCTACTCTATATCGAAAGATATAGCAGCCTGAAAAGGCGGGTAAGGAATAACGACCCTTACTGAATATAAGGTAAGTTGGATGACATTGAGGCTGCTCAGTCTCATATCAACTGGCTGTCGATGGCAACGGATCGTGCCGCCTATCGCCTGAAGGACAACTATGACCAAGACGTTCTTGGTTATATGTGCGGTTTTGAGCAGTCTGCAAACCATGTGAATGCTGACACCGCTCGTACCACTTTCCCCGGCACGAAGGCTGTGTCGTCTGCTGGCAACGATGAGTTGCTTGCTTCGATGAAGCTGACGAAGGAAGACTTTGGCAACATCACCTCTCCCGGCACTGGCAATTCGATTCCTCTGGCAGCGCGTCTTCCGGGCGCTACGTCTCTGGGTTCGACGACTGCTTCGCCGCTGATGGTGATTGCTCGTATGTCTCGTCTGCTTGACCAGCAATTCGTTGACAGCACTGGTCGCTTCCTCGTGGTTGACCCGGTGTTTGTTGAGTTGCTGAAGGACGAAGACAGCCGTCTTCTGAATGCTGATTTCGGTGGCTCTGGTCTGCAGAATGGCCTCATCCTGAACAACCTGCATGGTTTCAAGGTGTATGTGTCCAACAACCTGCCCAAGATCGGTGGCGGTCCCGGCACGGTTGGTTCGTCCAACCAAGCTACGGACTATGGCGTTATTGTCGCCGGTCACGAGTCGTCTGTTGCCACTGCTGAGCAGATCAACAAGACCGAAACATATCGTGATCCTGACAGCTTCGCTGACATCGTTCGTGGTATGCACCTGTACGGCAGAAAAATTCTGCGCCCCGAGGCTATCACGACAGCTATTTACAACGTTGCATAGTGATGTAATGACGGGGGAGCTAAACACTCCCTCGTTGTTGTGAAATTTGAAAGGAATCTATAATGGCTACTGTTACCTCCCTCGCTCGTGGCGTTGGTGGCGAAGGCACTCCCGGTCGCAAGCCCTACTATGTAGAGCAAGAGATCAATTGGGCCACTGCTGCTACAGCCAAGGGCTCCGCTCTTGCTGCTGCTGACATCATTGAAGCCATCACTGTGCCTGCTGGCACGATGGTGCTAAATGCTGGTCTGCAGGTTGTCACCGTTGCTACTGGTGAGTCTTCTGACGTCGCTCTTGACCTTGGTGTCACTGGCGTTGATGCTGACAACTTTGTTGACGGTTTTGACCTTGACGCTGCTGCTGCTGGTGCTTATGCACAGAACGCTGCTGCTTTTCAGCCGTTCGTTCTTGGTACGCAAGACACCATCGATGTGCTGATTCAAGCCGCGACGACTGCCCCGACAGGTGGCAAGATTCGTGTGTTTGCTGTGCTGATGGATGTCAACACAGACGGTGGCACTGACGGTGCTCTGGCTGACCGCGATCAACTCGCGTAATGCGTAGAGAATGACAGAGACGGTGGCGTTGCTGCTGTCTCTGTCTTTTTGTTTTAGGAAATATATCTGCTCACTGACAGCATCGTATCTAGTATTGAACGTGTTGTCTTCTTCATAGTGAAAGAACAATAATGGCTTACAACTATTTAGAACTAACTAATGCTGTTCTTCGTTCTTTGAATGAAGTTGAGCTTACCAATGCAAATTTTGCTACAGCTAAAGGATTTTATTCGCATGTTAAAGATGCTATAAATAATTCTCTTCGTGATATTAATCAAATAGGTCAACAATGGCCTTTCAATCACGTTGAGCAAGAAGACACACTAACGGCAGGTGATAATAGATATAGCTTTCCTTCGGATGCTTCAAAGATTGATTTTGATACATTTCGCATAAAACAAGATAATACCTTTGGTAATAATACAGTGCGTCTTCGTGTCATCACCTATGACGACTATCTTAAGCATTATGTTGATCAGGAATATACCTCTGACACTTCCATTCGTGGTGTGCCGGAGATGGTATGCCACGCGCCTAGCAACGAGTATGTTTTAGTACCTCCTCCTAAAGAAAACTATGATCTCATCTATGAATACTATCGTATTCCTGCAGATTTAGTAAATGCTACAGATGTTCCTTTTGTTCCTGAGCGTTATAAGCATGTAATTCTAGATGGTGCTAAATATCATGCTTATATGTTTAGAAGCAACGAACAGGCAGCTTCAATTGCTAAAAGCAAGTTTGAAGAAGGCTTGAAGAGGATGAGAACCATTCTCATTAATGAGTACGAATACGTCACTTCGACATATCGCCCTCAAGGCGCTTTCTTCATTGCTGGTCCGAGGCTTGCCTAAATGGACGCTTGGCAGACCTATCCGATTGAGTTCAAGGGCGGGTTAATTAGCA